ATGTGGTCATAGCGGCGGTCTGAAGAACCGTGGAAAGTGGTTCGATTCCACTAGTTGGTACCAAGTTTAGGATAGGTGCAGCAAAAAAACTAGCATGACAGTGGATGTCAATTTGCCTTCTAAGCAAACCTGGCGGGTTCGAATCCCGCTGCAAAAAACTATCCTGTTTTATAAGCCGATGTGATGGAATTGGTATACGTGTCTGACTCAAAATCAGAATTTTGTCGGTTCGAGTCCGACCATCGGCACCATGCTCTCATAGTATAATGGTATTACACACCCTTGGTAAGGGTGAAACACAAGTTCAATTCTTGTTGGGAGCACCAATGTTTGGAATAATTAAAGGTTTAAAACCATCATTCACTTGATTTATTATAGGATGTGGTGTAAAATATCTACTCGTTGTGTAATAGATACAGTGATGTACATTTGCTGAAATTTTTATAGGTTGGTTCATAAACCTATATATGCCCCGGTGACGGAACTGGTATACGTGTTGGTCTTAGAAACCAAATTTTAGGAGTTCGACTCTCCTCTGGGGCACCAATATATAATTATATGAAAAAAATATTTGTTAATGGAACATTCGACATTTTACATGTTGGCCATATCGGACTATTAAACTATGCCAAAAGTCTTGGTGACATTTTGGTTGTTGGTATTGATAATGATGATAGAGTCAAACAATTAAAAGGTGATTCTAGACCAATCAATAATGAAAATGAAAGACTTTTGTTGTTAAGTAATTTGAAATCAGTAGATGAGGTACACATTTTCAAAAACGACCAAGAATTAATTGATTTAATTCGTGGTTGTGATATAATGGTCAAAGGTTCAGATTACGAAGGTAAATCAATTATTGGTAGCAATCTTGTTCCAGTTATTTTTTATGGGTACAAAGATGGATGGTCAACAACCAAAAAAATTCAACATATTATTAATCGGTGATTATTGTACGGACATATATCAATTCGGCACAATTGACCGATTGAGTCCAGAAGCACCCGTACCGATATTTGTTCCTTCTCATAAAGAAGAGCGTAAAGGTATGGCAGGCAATGTACATTCAAACTTAATTAAATTGGAATGTGATGTTACAATTCTTTGTGGAACTTCCAGCAAAAAAACTAGATTAGTTGATAGTAGAAGTCGTCAACAGTTGCTTCGTATGGATGAAGATGTTGATTCCATTCCTATTGTGAATGTGGATTCAACAGGTTATGATGCAATAGTTATTAGTGATTATGGTAAAGGTGTAGTAAGTTATGAATTGATTGAAAAATTAATTCAAACAAAAATACCATTGTTTATTGATACAAAAAAATCTGATCTTGAACGTATGCAAGGTGCATGGGTTAAGATAAATGAACTTGAATATAGTAAAATAAAATCTGAATGTACTGGTTTGATTATCACTAGAGGTTCAAAAGGCGCAGAGATAAAACATCATAATTATTTTTCACCAACAAAAAAAGTTGAAGTTGTAGATGTTACTGGCGCAGGCGATACATTTTTGTCAGCATTAACTTATCAATATTTGGTGACAAACGATATTAAAAAAGCAGTTGATTTTGCCAATGTTGCATCTAGTATAACTGTCCAACATTTTGGTGTATATGCACCATCTTTGAAAGAAATACATGAAAATAGTTGATAAAGGATGGGGACATGAATTAATCTGGGTCTCTAATGAAAAATATTGTGGAAAATTATTGAAGTTCAATACCGGTTCCAAATTCAGTATGCACTTTCATGCAGTAAAAGACGAAACTTGGTATGTGTTGGACGGAAAATTTGAAATACAATACATAATGACACAAGATGCCAGTATTAGAAAAACAATATTAAATCCTGGTGATGTGTGGCGAAATGAACCATTAGAACCACATCAATTGATTTGCCTTGAAAAAGGTACTATTATTGAAGTTAGTACACCAGATAGTGTTGAAGATAATTATCGTGTGATGCCAGGAGATTCTCAAAAGTGAAAATTCTTGTGACTGGCCATCGTGGTTTTATCGGTTCAAATCTCTATTCAAAATTAAAAACCCTTGGTCACAATGTAGACGGGTTTGAATGGGGTGAAGAATTTCCAGGATTCGAATATGATACCGTGATGCATATTGGTGCAATTTCTTCAACGACCGAACGTGATGTAGAAAAGATCATGCGACAGAACTATGATTTTTCAACATGGTTGTTGGAAGCCTGCAACACATATAAAATAAATTTTCAATATTCATCATCAGCATCTGTGTATGGATTAAAAAAAGAGTTTAAAGAAAATTCGCCTGTTGATCCTAGAACGCCATATGCGTGGTCTAAGTATATGTTTGAGAGATATACTCAAAGTAGAATTTGGGATATTAAAGTGCAGGGTTTTAGATACTTTAATGTGTATGGTCCTGGTGAAGATCATAAAGGCGATCAAGCAAGTCCATATCATAAGTTTTCGAAACAGATTGCTGAATTTAATGAAGTAAATTTATTCGAAGGATCAGATTCTTTTTATAGAGATTTTGTTCCTGTGGAACAAGTTGTTGATACACATATTAAATTCCTGGATGTAAAAGAATCCGGATTATGGAATGTCGGTACAGGAAAACCTAAAAGTTTTCTTGCCGTGGCCATGGAACTGGGGTATAATACAACCAAGATAAATTTTCTTCCAATGCCTGATTATCTAAATCCAAGTTATCAAAAGTATACTTGTGCAGATATGACGAAGATGGAAAAAACTTTGAATGAACTGGCGTTAGTATAATGGATAATACAGTAGGCTTCTACCCTACGAATGTGGGTTCGATTCCTGCACGCCGGACCAAATATGCGGGTATGGTGGAATGGTAGACACAGCAGACTTAAAATCTGCCGCCTTGAGCGTGTCGGTTCGAATCCGACTACCCGTACCAGTTGCCAAGGTTAAAAGGATAATATATAATAACCACATGCGGGATTAGTTTAGTGGTAAAACGAAACCTTGCCAAGGTTTAGTTGACAGTTCGATTCTGTCATCCCGCTCCAAGATTTGCCCCGTTAGTTCTAGTGGTAAAACATCGGTTTTGTAATCCGAGGTCGGGTGTTCGATTCACCCCCGGGGCACCAAGTATTGACTCTACAAATTTTTTGTGATATAATACTGTTTTCGTTATGAGATTTTGAGAAAGTTTTTAGGTAAGGTTCAGCAACACAAAATTAAAGCTGAATGTTAGTACTCTATGGTAAACACTGGAGCTTAACGGCTTTGAAGGTGTTTATTGAAATGGACCTAACAAAGGAGAGTTTCGTATTCTCTCTGTAAACAAAAAGTAGAAAACTTACCTGTTGTTTTTTGGATGATTACAGCAATATAAACAAACTACGAAAGCGCCTAATAAGCGATAGTGCCTGTAGAATATAGGATAGTGCCAGTAGAATATTGGATCGGTTTCAATGACGAACATTGAATAGGGTTGTGAGTATAAACATGGCAACCAGAAAATAAATTACGGTACTCGGTCATCCAGTTTGTTTTTAGGTTACTTGCAGCAATCAACCAACTATACTTGAAATGTAGCAAAAAAGGTAACCTGTTATTTTGAAAGGAAATGTTATGAACACTTTTGTAGACGCCGTTGTGAATCAAGAAGCTCGTACCACCAATGGTATGAAGGTTCGTAAGTCCACAGCTAATGCGGTTGTAGACCTGTTCTACAATATTGGTGCAAGCCGTGGGAAGGACATTGTTCCTGCTTTTACCGCTGCATTGGTTGAGAACCGTGAGTTGGCACTCCGTGTCGCTGCATGGGCTCGTGATGTTCGTGGTGGTGCAGGTGAACGTGAATCGTTCCGTAACATTCTCCGTTATTTGGAAAAGACTGATGTTGAAGCCGCAAAGGCTCTCTTGGCCAAGGTTCCCGAACTTGGTCGTTGGGATGACATTTTTGTTTTCCAAACCGATGTGATGAAGTCTATGGCTTACACCATGCTTGGTGACGCATTGCGTGCTAAGAATGGTTTGGCTGCAAAGTGGACTCCACGCAAAGGACCTATTGCGGCAGAAATTCGTGCGTTCTTTGGAATGTCACCAAAATTCTATCGTAAGTCCTTGGTTGAAATGACCAAGGTTGTTGAAACCCAAATGTGTGCTAAAGAATGGGATGCCATTAACTTCAGCCATGTTCCTTCTGTGGCGACTGCTCGTTACAAGAAAGCATTTAATCGTAATACTCCAAAGTATGCGGAATATGTGCAAACACTTGTAAAGGGTGATAACCCAGAAGTGAAGGTCAATGCATCTGTGGCATACCCATACGATGTATTGAAAGGTCGCATCAACAATTATGGTGTATCTTTCGACAAGACCGAATTGGACTTGATCGAAAAACAATGGGAAGCATTGCCTAACTATGTTGGTGATGCAAACATTCTACCTTTGGTGGATGTGTCTGGTTCTATGACCTGCCGTGCTGGTGGTCACCAATCTAAGTCTCAATTGACTTGTTTGGATGTTGCTGTGTCGCTTGGTCTATACCTTGCAGACAAGAACAAGGGTAAGTTCAAGGATACATTCCTAACTTTCTCTAGCAATCCAGAATTGATGCATCTAAAAGGTAACATCAACCAAAAGATTGACCAAATGGTCAAATCTAATTGGGATATGAGCACCAATCTACATGCAGCTTTCAAGAAAATTCTAGATACTGCTGTTAAAGGTAATGTGCCACAAGAAGAAATGCCAGAAATGGTATTGATTCTTTCTGACATGCAATTTGACCATTGTGTCAAGCATGACGATAGTGCAATTCAAATGATTGCACGTAAGTACCAAGAAGCAGGATACGAAATTCCGAAAGTAGTATTCTGGAACTTGAATGCTTCATATGGCAACTCACCTGTGAAGTTTGACAAGTCTGGTACTGCTCTGGTATCTGGATTCTCACCAGCAATCGTGAAACCTTTGCTGAGTGCAGACCTAGATGGTTTCACACCAGAAGCCGTGATGCTTAAAACCATCATGGATGACCGTTACAAAGTAATTTGATAACGGGGTGATGCCTATATATTAGGCGTCATTTTGAAGTATACTGTCTACTGGCGGGTAAGACAACAACGCTTACTGTAAGTCCAAATAGTATATTTCAAAATGATATGCGGGTATTCTCCTGGGAGAGGACTTAGCCTTCCAAGCTAATGAAGCCGGTTCGAATCCGACTACCCGCTCCAGTTTTATGCGGTGTGTAATAATACGACATAGAGCACCCCTTTATGTTAGCTGTGTGAATCAGTCCGCCGCTCCATTTTTAGGATAATTATGAATCTTAGGCCTTTACATAATAAAGTTGTTATCGAAAAAATTGAAAACAACAAAACGACCGAATCTGGTATTGTCTTACCAAGATCGGATGAACCAGACCGAGCAAAGATTCTTGCAGTAGGTCCTGAAGTTGATGGGGTCAATGTAGGTGATATTGTTCTGGTCGATTGGAATGCAGCGACCAAAGTACAAAAATATTTTATAATTCCAATTACAAGTGTAGTTTTCGTTTACGGAGAATAAAATGTCCGATGGTGGAAAAGGTTCAAACTCACGCCCATATAGCGTAAATCAAAAAACATTTTCTGATAATTGGGATAAGACTTTCAAGAAAAAAGATCGTAGAGAAATTGAAGATGCTGAACTGGAAGATGAAGCATTTAAACAATTGTTCGATAAACAGGTCATAATGAAATCTGAATATTACGATTTAGATGATAAATAATATAGCGGGATAGCGCAGCGGTAGAGCACCGGGCTCATAATCCGGAGGTCGTAGGTTCGATTCCTTCTCCCGCAACCAAATATGGAAATATACCATTAATTTATTGATTTGATAGGATATATACGGCTATGAAGAAACTAATTCCTATCAAATCACTAGATCATCCATTGGCTCCATTTTTAAAGGATGACCCAATTCGTCCTGACATTCCACATGAAGTGAGAGTGGGAGCAAACTCTACTGTTTTTGCTTTGCAAACCGATGATAAAATAGAAGCCATGGTTTGTGTCAAATATCAAGACAGTATTCCATCAAATTTAAAAGAATTATTAAACGAATCTAAAAGTCCAACTGTGGCCGTGTTTTACACCATTTGGAGTTATGTTTCTGGTGCAGGCCGTGATATGCTTCTTGAAACAAGAAAGTATATTGAGGATACAAATCCAAATATAAAAGACTTTGTGACTTACAGTCCCAAAACGGAAATGGCTAAAAAATTTCACCTAAGAAATGGTGCATATGCATACCGTGAAAATGAAGATTCAATAAATTACAAGTATTGATACATCATTAACATTTGCCGCCGGTGCAAAAAGAAATAAAGTAAAAAACGCCCCATCCTATGGCAATTAATATTATCATTATTATAACAACTGCAAATAAAATTTCAATGATTTCTTGAAGTTCTTTTCGCTTTCTTATTCTTAATTCTTTTTCTTTTCTGGCTTGATGTGCGGCTTCTACATCCATGGCCATTGACCTAGCTTTAATTTTATTCCAAACATCAATTTTACCAGATTGCATGAATAACAATTGCAATTGTTTTTCGAATTGTTCGGCTTGATGTAAAGCCATTTCAATCTCAATGGCAATTGCCATATTTGATTTTTTTCCATCACTTTTTGCTTGATGGGCTGCCTTAGTCGCATTACTTTTTGCATCAAAATATTTACCTAAAACGGGACCCAGCGATGCAACATCGTCAACTGTTTTGGATACTTTTTTGATAAGTGCAACTGCGGATTGTATTCCCGCAAGTGCTGTTATCGGATCAATCATCTTTTTATTCCTTCAGCTTTACATATTTCTTTGTGTAGACGCAAAGAGCAATCTTTTAATTTCCATTCATAACAAATAACTTTCCTATCATAAACATCACCTGTCCATCCCCATCTAACACATTCGTAGATGGGTTTTTCTTTCATTGTATCAACTGCAAAAAGTAGCGTAAATACAATTTCAAACATTATTTTGCTAATGGATTATCAAGTGCTTTTTGTATTTTTTGGTCAACTTCTTTTTTAAGAGCGTCCACATCTCTTTTAACTTCTTTTTTCATAGTGTCAACTTCTTTGGATATTTCTTTCTTGGTTGTATCCACTTCTTTAGAAATTTCACGGCGTGCTTCAGCAACTTCTTTCCGTATTGAAGCAACTTCACTTCTTGCTTTCTCTAAATCTTCACGAATGTCTTTTCGTGCTTGACGCATTTCAGTTTCGGTTTCTCGTTGTGCTTGTTTTACACCACGTTCAATCTGTTCAGTCACAGATTCGTTTCTGCGAATATCATTTTTTAAATCGTTCTTGATATCTCTCGTATAGTCTGAAGTCTTGGCACTATTTTCCTCAATAACAGCCAAACGTTTGTCAAACTCAGACAAATCTGGTGCAATGTATTCAGCAATCTTTTTCTTCATACCTTGATAGTCTTTATATACCTCAAAGGCACCATAAAGTCCACCAAGTGTGGATGATACCAAAGTAAATGCAACCATCAATTTGGCTGGAGTAAATTCATACCCACCAATACTGATGACTGTATCTTTGCTTGCATACTTTTTCATAGCCGCTTCGGCTTCATCAATCTTTTTATTAACATTTACGTTTTCTTCTGACATTTTATTTCCTGTATTGTTGATCCACCATTTGTTGGTGTAGTCTATCAGATGACAGTTGCCTTAATGCTCTAACATTGTCTATTGTCACTTGATTTTTATAAATCACATCAGGTTTGTATAACTGTCCATCCTTGAGTGCTAAATTAAGATAAGTATTAAATCCTGCTGGTGTAACCGCAATGGATGATATGTCAACACCACCAGCCAATTCATTTGGTTGCACATTACTTCTTACTGTTTCCGTTTGTTGATCCATATTTGTATTTTCCACATTTAATCGTTGTTGCAATATGTTATTCACGGGATTGTTAAGACCCATAACATTTGTTTGTTGTACTTCAACTTCAACTGTTCTTGATTCCACTCTATTCATAGTAAATGTTGTGGTTGGTATAGTGGTTGGCAAAAGAGAATAATCAACTTTGGGCATTTGAATTTGAACTGTCGCCGCAGGCTGTTGAACTTCAACTGCTCTCTGCGATTGTGACACAGAACTTATCATTGCACTTGAATTGGAGACTGCGGCAATTGTTTCATGTTGTCTTTCGTTTGTTCTTTGATTATTTGCTATCACCATATTTGTTTGTTCTTGTGCATTTGCAATTGCGTTTGAAACTTCTTGTAATGCATTTTGAACTGCTGCCGATTGTACTGCTCTATCGTTGGCTTGTACCTGTCGTACAACACTCATTATCAAATTCATATTTGGTGCTGGCTTGTTTTCTTCGGATTTTTGTGACTCTTTAACAGATTGTGGAATATTGTCCGGTGCGCTAATTGTACCTGTTGTTGAAACTTGCACGCCGCCAGCATCCACCTTGACTTCAGCCGAAGGTGTATCTGCAACAATTGGTAAAGTTGTTATCGTATTTACTGGCGCAGCTTGTACAGTTGTTGCTGGTGTTAATGTGCTGATTGCTGACAGATAACCCGAACAACTAGGTGAACTTAAAACATTTGTTGAACAAGGATCAACTGTGTACTTCAAAGAGAAGTTTATGTTGTTAACTTCTGGTCCATATGGTCCTGCCCAATAATTGTTATCTCTACCAACTAAACCGTAACGAACATTACCTAGACTGCTTGCAGCATATGGAGTTGTGAAGGTTTCATTGAAATTGAAAGTGGTCCAATTAAATTTATAATTTAAATTATAATTTTTATTAGTTACAAGTCCACCCGAACGGTCATAAAGATTTACATAAGCACTTAACTGGTCCACTCTACCATCATCCCATCCATTGCCGTTCTTAGCGGTAAATCCGAAAGTATATCCTGTTACCTGTAAGCCTGTACCAGAATTCGGTAAAAAGTTATTAACTGTTTGAATTTGATGGAGGTCGGTTTGACCAAAAGAAAAGTTAATATTATTTCCTGGTCGAACTATCGCATTTGGTCCACAATAACCTGGATTATCCCAGCCCCAACATGTCAGATTGTTTTGATAAACGCCATTCACCCAAGACGATGGACCGCCTTGAGGTGTATTGATAACGATGTTACCAGTATTATAAGTTTGACCTGGTATTAGTTCTTGTGCTTTACTTGAGCAACTTGTGAACAAGAACGCCAAGGAAACTACCGATACCAATCTTTGTATAGGTGTCATCTTTTCTTTCTTTTATTGGTGCTGGAATTTTTTGTGGGTTTGATTCCCATGCTGCTTTTGCTTGTTCGCCAATTCTGCCTTCGTATGGGCAAGGAGTGCCGGCTGCCATCATAGCATCCCATACTCTACGGTCTTGGCACATTGTTGCAACGGCAGCAACTTTCATACCCATGTCATAGAGTGTTTTAGAAAGTTTTAATCTCTCACAATTTTCATCACGAATCGTTCCACCAGCAGATATACCAAATATTTGTGTTTGAACTGCGCTACTTGAACCTGTAGTACACAAATCATTATTACCACCACTCATCATGGTCGGTGCAACAGCAGTTGGTGGTGGTTGAATTATTCGTTGTGTAACTTCAGAGGTGCTGATGTTACGATTCGTCATATCACCAGTCTGTACATTGTTGTTGGTGTTTGTATTATTTGATGTTGCAGTAGATATATTATTGTTATTATTTGTCATCGTACCAGAGTTGATATTATTATTCGTATTCACATTGGTAGATGTACTAGCACTGGTACTTGAATTAACATTGTTATTATTATTTGTCATTGTACCACTATTAATATTATTATTCGTATTCACATTGGTAGATGTGCTGGCATTGTTATTGTTGTATGTCATTGTGCCAGAATTGACATTATTGTTTGTATTCACATTGGTACTTGTGGATGTGCTGGAGTTGACATTATTATTGTTATATGTCATAGTTCCAGAATTCACATTGTTGTTGGTGTTAACGCTTGTACTGGTGTTAACATTTGTTGAAACACTATTAACGTTCGTGTTGTTAGTGTTCACAGTCGTGGCTGTGCTAGTATTATTGGTGTTTACTGTGCTTGTAGAGGTAGATGTACTGTTTGTATCTACCAATGTTTTCGAATCATAGGTTGTTTGTGCAACGCTAGTTGATGTAGCCATGACAAAAAGCACCATTACGGATAACTTTTTTATCATTTTTTACCTTTTTATTATTGACTTTTTTGTGGTTATGTTGTATAATGTTAAAAGTCTCTTACTCAAAAGAACATAAGTATTTATATAACTGAAAAGGATAGATCATGGAAATCATTGCCCTAAGACTGGTAACACACGAAGAATTGCTGGGTGAAGTTGTGGAAAACAATTCGGAATACCTAAAAATTAAAAATCCCGTAGGAATTTCTGTGGTTCGTGGTAAAGATGGTATGCCTAATGTAGGTTTTTCACCTTTCCCACTCCACGCCGAACAACAAAGCGGAACTATTGTTACAATAAAGAAAATTCATATTGTATATGAATACGAACCCGCAGAAGATTTTAAAACGAATTATGACCAGCTTTTTGGTGCAGGCATCATTCTACCTAAACAACAATCCATTATTACTGGCTAATGGCAGATTTTTACACAAATATTCAAAGCTTCGGAAACAACATTCTCTACAGAGGTGTTCGTAACGACCAAAGAGTGAGAATGCGAATTGAGTATTCTCCTTCACTTTATCTTCCTTCCAGAAAAAATACACAAAGTAGGTTTAAAAGCTTGGATGGAATTGATTTGGAAGAAAAACGTTTTGATTCAATTCGTGAAGCAAAAGAATTCATCAAACAATTCGAAGGTATTCCTGGCGCACCAAAAATCTATGGTAATAGTAGATTTGAATATGCGTTCATTGCTGACCAACACAAAGGTATGATTGAGTGGGATATTGATAAGATCAATGTTGCCTTTATCGATATTGAGGTTGGATCTGAAAATGGTTTTCCTGATCCATATAAAGCCAATGAACCAATCACAGCAATTGCTATTCGTTCACTCAAAGGTGGTATCATTGTATTTGCCTGTGGTGATTACGATTTCTCTATTGATGAAACAAATAAAGGCGACGATGTTACCTATGTGAAGTGTAAAGATGAATGGACACTTTGCAAAAAGTTTCTTATGTATTGGTCCAAAGACTATCCTGATGTTGTCACCGGTTGGAATACCAAATTCTTCGATGTGCCCTATTTGATAAATCGTTTTCGTAAAATCTTGGGTGAAGATGAAACCAAAAAACTTTCACCTTGGAACTATATCTCAGAAAGAAAGACCATCATTAATGGCCGTCAGATGATTGCTTATGGTTTTCTAGGTGTTGAACAATTAGATTATATCGAACTATACAAATGGTATGCACCAGGTGGTAAGTCACAAGAGTCTTACAGACTTGATAATATCGCACAAGTTGAACTCGGTGAAGGTAAACTTTCATATGATGAGTATGATAATCTACATGCTTTGTATCGTCTAAATCACCAAAAGTTTATTGAATATAACATTAAAGACGTTAATCTGGTTCTTAAACTAGAAGATAAACTGAAACTGGTCGAGCTGGCACTTACTCTTGCTTATGATACCAAATGCAACTATGAGGATGTGTTTGCACAAACTCGTATGTGGGATTCAATGACTTATTCATATCTTCTAGGAAAAAAAATCATTGTTCCTCCACGGGAAATTCAAGAGAAAGATTCTGCGTTTGAAGGTGCATATGTGAAAGAACCACAAGTTCGTATGCATCGTTGGGTTGCATCGTTTGACTTGAACAGTCTGTATCCACATTTGATGATGCAGTATAACATTTCACCTGAAACTTTAATTGAACCTGAAGAATACACTGATGAGATGCGAAATGTTTTGAGCCAAGGAGTTTCTGTAGATAAACTTTTGAAATGTCAAGTTGACACATCAAGCTTGAAAAATGTTACTATCACACCAAACGGACAATTCTTCCGCACCGACATTCAAGGTTTCTTGCCTAAAATGATGGAAGAAATGTATGAAGATCGTAAGAAATTCAAGAAGCTGATGTTGCAAGCACAACAAGAGAAAGAAAATGAAAAAGACAAATCTAAAAAATACGATATTGAAAAGCGAATCGCTAGATACAATAATCTACAACTCGCAAAAAAAGTATCTCTCAATTCTGCTTATGGCGCTTTGGGTTCTCAGTATTTTAGATTTTACGACCTACGGATGGCTCTGGGTGTCACTACTGCTGGTCAGCTTTCTATTCGTTGGATTGAAGGCAAGATCAATGAATGGATGAACAAGGTTTTAAAAACCCACGGAGTTGATTATGTTATTGCATCGGACACTGACTCGATATATTTGCGTCTTGGAGATTTGGTTGAATCTGCGCTGGGGGACAGAACTAAAGATACTGACAAGACCATTGCCTTTATGGATAAGGTATGTGAACTTAAAATTCAGCCGTATATTGACAAGTCTTATGCAGAGCTTGCTAATTATGTTAAAGCATATGCACAAAAGATGCAAATGAAACGTGAAGGTCTGTCCGATAAAGGTGTTTGGACGGCCAAGAAACGTTACATTCTGAATGTTTACAACAACGAAGGTGTTCAATATGCCGAACCTAAGATTAAAGTCATGGGTTTGGAAATGATTAAATCTTCTACACCATCGGCAATCCGTGAAAAGATGTGGGAAGCCGTTAAGTTGATGATGACTGGTACCGAATCTGAAATTCAACAGTTTATTGCCGATTTTAGAAATGAGTTTGGTAAACTGCCGCCGGAAGAAATATCTTTCCCACGTGGTTTGAACGGACTCGCCACATATTCCGATAGTGTTACACTATATAAAAAAGGAACACCTATTCATGTGAGAGGTGCCATTCTATATAACCACAATCTCAAACAGTTTGAGTTAACGAAGAAATATCCACTTATTCAAGAGGGTGAAAAGTTAAAATTTACCTATTTGAAAATGCCAAATCCTTTCAAGTCCGATGTGATTTCATATCCATCTAGATTGCCACCAGAATTTAATCTTGACAAATATATCGATTATGATGTACAATTCGAAAAGGCGTTCTTGGAACCAATTAAGGTTATTTTGGATTGTATTGGTTGGTCCGCAGAAAAGACAAACTCGCTTGAAGATTTTTTTAATTGAAGGAACATTATGAGCATCCTAGACAAAATCAAAAAGAATAGTTCTATTAAAGATTCTGCTATTCTATCTAAATCAAAATTCTTTACCGATAAAGATATGATTCCCACGGCAGTACCAGCAGTCAACATTGCGTTGTCTGGTCGCCTTGATGGTGGTCTAACACCAGGTCTTACAATGTGGGCAGGCCCATCCAAACATTTTAAGACTGCATTCTCACTATTGATGGCCAAATCTTATATGGACAAATACGAAGATGCAGCACTTTTATTTTATGATTCTGAGTTTGGCACTCCTCAGTCATATTTCGACTCGTTCGGGATTGATACGGATCGGGTTCTTCACACTCCTATTACTGACATTGAACAGCTGAAGTTTGATATTATGAATCAACTCACTCAGTTAGAGAGGGGTGAACATTTGATTATTGTAGTTGATTCTATCGGTAATCTCGCATCTAAAAAAGAAGTTGAAGATGCATTGGATCAAAAATCAGTTGCAGATATGAGCCGTGCAAAGCAAGTCAAATCTTTGTTCCGCATGGTAACGCCTCACCTATCACTCAAAGACATTCCAATGATTGTTGTCAATCACACATACAAAGAAATTGGTATGTTCCCCAAAGACATTGTTGGTGGTGGCACAGGTTCTTACTACTCAGCCGACAACATCTTTATTCTTGGTCGCCAGCAAGAAAAAGATGGTACAGAAATTACTGGTTATAATTTTATTATTAATGTGGAGAAATCTAGATATGTCAAAGAAAAATCAAAAATTCCTGTTTCTGTATCTTTTGATGGTGGCATTAGCCGTTGGTCAGGCCTACTTGATGTTGCGTTGGAATCCGGACATGTCATCAAACCCTCAAACGGGTGGTATAGCAAAGTGGATGTTTCCACCGGTGAAGTAGAAGAAAAGAAATACCGTGAGAAAGACACAAACACATCCGATTTTTGGGATTCATTATTGAAAGATGAAGGTTTCAAAGCCTTCGTTGAAAGTAAATATCGTGTCGCTAACGTTGATATTCTACAAGAGGAAACAACATGATAGAAGGTGAAGATTTCTGTTATATCTTTCCAAAAGAAGATTCGACAACAGTAAATATAAAATTTCTACAGGGTCCATACAAAGATACCATATTCAAATATGGTAAGGTCAAATTTAAGGAAGAAAATGACCAGGTCTATTTACTTTTTGCATATGATGTGTTAGAATCTCCTGTAATGAAACCTTCAAAACTAGAGAAGGATGATACGTTTAAAAATTATATCGGTGATTTATTGGTAGAAATCATGTCATCGAATATTGAACAGGAAATTGTTGATGAAACTAGAACAAACGATTCTCAAGAATCTAATTTACAATGACGAATACCTACGTAAAGTACTACCTTTCATTAAAGCAGAGTATTTTACGGATAGGACCGATAGAACAATCTTCAATGAAATTTCCGAATTCGTACAATCTTACAATTCTACACCAACGATTGAAGCGATTGAATTGGCCGTCAAAGAAAGGCGAAATCTATCAGATGAAGAAGTGGAGAAGTGCGAAACTTGTCTACAAGAGATTGTTAAACATAAACAGGAAGAATCCAAGATTGAATGGTTGGTTGACAAGACCGAAAAATTCTGTCAAGAGAAGGCCATATACAATGCAGTATTGGGGTCTATTTCCATCCTCGACGGCAAAGATAAAACCCAAGATAAAGGGTCCATACCTAAGTTACTTTCCGATGCACTATCTGTAAGTTTTGATGCGTCTGTTGGCCATGATTATTTGGAGAATAGTGATGAACGGTATGAATTCTATCACAAAAAAGAAGAACGAATTCCTTTCGACCTTGAGTATTTCAATAAGATTACAAAAGGTGGCCTTCCTTCTAAAACTCTTAATATTGCCTTGGCTGGCACTGGTGTTGGTAAGTCTTTATTCATGTGTCATGTTGCCTCTAGTTGTATGGTACAAGGCAAAAATGTCCTGTATATTACTATGGAAATGGCTGAAGAAAAGATTGCAGAAAGAATAGATGCGAACTTATTGAATGTGACTGTTGATGACCTTATCAATTTACCTAAAGATTTGTATGACAAAAAGATAGAAAAACTCCGGGCCAAAACTGTAGGCAAACTTATTATCAAGGAATATCCAACAGCTTCGGCGTCCGTAACACATTTTAGGACACTGTTAAATGAACTCAATCTCAAGAAAAGCTTTGTTCCTGATATTATCTTTGTGGATTACCTCAATATTTGTTGTAGTTCTCGCATTAAAGCAGGAGCTAATGTCAACTCTTATACCTACGTCAAGGCTATTGCCGAAGAATTGCGAGGTCTTGCCGTTGAATTCGGAGTCCCAATTGTTTCTGCTACGCAAACTACTAGAAGCGGATTTACTTCATCCGACCCAGGTTTGGAGGACACAAGTGAGTCTTTTGGTTTGCCAGCAACCGCTGACCTGATGTTCGCCTTGATTTCTTCTGAACAGTTGGAAGAACTTGGTCAAATCATGGTTAAACAATTGAAGAATCGTTATTCTGATCCAACCATGTATAAAAGATTTACTGTAGGCATCGATAGAGCTAAAATGCGTTTATTCGATATTGAACAATCTGCACAAGATGGATTGGCAGATGCTGGCGTAACTTCGCCACCAGATAAACCACTTAACACATTTGGTAATAGAGAAATGAAAAAGAAATTTGATGGATTTAAAGTATGAGTTTAACATTTGATGAAGCTCAACATTGTGCAAAAGTATTTAAAGATTATTTTGGTGGGTTCAATCGTGTAGATGATTACATGAGAGACCAGAAGATGGCCTCTCTTTCGGAAATTCCATCAAATCCATTATTTCCCCTAGAAGATGATTTGTTTCAGGATTTCTCTATGCATCCAAATGATATGGATTTTGATGTATGTGAGATTCCCATTGAACAATGGGAAAATTTATTGAACATTACCAGCTCTCACATCAACATTGCACCTGTTGGTCGCCAAGTTCGATTGGCTGTATTTGAAAAGAATACTAAAAAGATTGTTGGCTTTCTCCGTCTTGGTTCTCCTGTCATAAACATGAAACCAAGAAATGAAATGCTGGGTCAAGTGTTTACGCAAAAACCTGAATGGGGAAAAAGATTTAATGATTCGGCAATGATGGGTTTTGTTATCGTGCCAGCGCAACCTTTTGGTTACAATTATCTCGGTGGAAAGTTACTTGCAGGTATTTGTACCTCACACCACGTGCGTGAGATTGTAAACAAGAAATACAATATGAATTTATGTCTGTTTGAAACTACCAGTCTTTATGGTTCATCTAAAACAGTATCTCAGTATGACGGCATGAAACCTTTTATTAGATTCAAAGGTTTAACTGATAGTGATTTCATTCCTATGATGCACGGCAAACCATATGAAAATTTGCGTGATTATGTTGAAAGTCGCATTGGTGAAATCGTGGATCCAGATTCTTCAAGTAAGAAACTCAAGATTACCATGAGAATTATTGCCATGACTAAAAGCGCATTAAAGAGTGATAAAGTCGCTTTAGACGCATTTAATGATACAATAAAGAACGCCAAAGACCTAACCGAACAGAAACGGTATTACATTTCAGACTATGGATTTAAAAACATGGTCGACTATGTAAATTGCAAAACTGACAAACTGGTACCGGGTGAAAACTACGAAAAACATGAACTTGAGAATATAATCAAGTGGTGGAAAAACAAGGCTTCAAACAGATTTGAAAACTTAAAGAATGAAAATAAAATCAGAACGGAACTTGAAGTTTGGACTTCCGGAAAGCACATTGATATAATAAGATAAATATTCTTATTTGAGGTCATAAATGGCTGACACACTTAATGCCACGGAATTTTTCAAACTTCCAAACAAGTCTAGACCTGACCGAAAGGCTGTATTCTTAGACAAATATAAAAATCAAAAACCTTTCGAAGTTAAGGGTAGTGCCAGACTTGTTGTTTTTCTTCCAGAACCGGCAGTGTTATCCAAAATCTCAGACCTACAACCTGGTGATAAAGTTCAATTTGAAAATATCCGTTTAAAGGGCCTAGACGGAAAATATTACAAAATGAACCAACTCAAAAAGACAAAAGAGTTTGGTGGCGGTGGTGGTTCTGGCGCCGGCGCAGAATTGACCGAGTTCACAGAATCTGGTCAATGTTATGTTTGTTCAGTTGTATATAATATATTACAAAGGCCGATTGCGTGGGAAGATTTAACTTATGAAAATCTAAAAGAAGGTGCCAAGTATGTTGACACAGGCAAAACCTCGTTGGATCAAATTATCGAAAAGTCTCCTCCTGAATGGGTGCAATCTTATGTGAAAACGGCAAATATTATGTACGCAAACTATCAAATGAAACCTGGAAAAAAGGTACAATTTCACAGAGATTCCAGATTTATGAATAAAATCTATGAATATAAATCATTGACACAGAAAAAAGATAAAGAAAGTGAAACGCCTCAAGCACCAGGTACGTTTGCAAATGATAAATGGAATCCAGGTGATATATGGATGACAACTCTTGATTCTGTACCTGAATTACCCACAGATAGTTGGATGTCACTAAATTCTGAAATCTACAGATTGGCTCAAGAAAGAGTCATGTTGGGTGTTTCACTTAAAAAGATTATAAGAACACCAAAAATTGATGAATATAATTCACCAAAAAATTCCAAACAAAGATATAACTTTCAAAACTTTAGATTGAGTGCTGCAGCAAGAGGAAAAGGAACACCGTTCTTTGATTCGATTGATATGTACATGACTATTTCTGGTCAAGAAGTTCAATTTCGAGCAACAAGTGGTTCTGCATCTTGGCAAGGAGAAATTAAAGGTGCTACTGCTGCAGGCGGAAAAATCGGTGGCGGTAATGTTAATTTCTTTTTGAAAAAATATACTGGCAGAGAATTGTTTAATAAATCCGAAAGTGAGATTACAAACTATGCCAAAACGACAAACGAAACTTTTTGGAAAGATTTCTACACTCTTTATACTAGATGGTTTAATCACAACAAATTGAATCCTAGTTTAGGTGATAATCCCGTTCCCTATGATTCATTCAAACAATTGGCAACAGATAAAACTAAAGACCCGTCTGGTGGACAAGCCTACCTATTCTCAAAGTACATGAATATGAAGTTCTTGGACATTTTCTTGAGTGCTGGTGATACTGCACAACAAAATATTGTTTCAGACCTTTTCCTTTACGGAGCTTCTAGTACGGATCAAAGTTCTTTCTTCATTAAAGTATACGAATAAAATTGAGGTTATATTATGAGTGCAACTGTGATTATACCAACAACCGGTACACCAGAATTAAATGGTGCTGTTGGTAGTGTTTTAAAACAAACAACCGAAACAAAATGTTACGTGATTGCCGATGGCGTACAATCACATTCCAAAACAAGAATTATTACCGACAATTTTCTGGAAAGAAAAAATCTGGAAAGATGTTTTTTGCCACTTAATGTTGGTGCAAATGGTTTTTATGGCCATCGTGTGTATGCCGCTTTCACACACTTAATTGATACCGATTATGTACTTTACCTGGATCAAGACTGTTGGTTCGACAACGACCATGTACAGTCTTGCATTGAAACGATAGAAAAAAACAACCTGGATTGGTCCTACTCTCTCCGCAAGGTTTGTGACAAACAAGGCAACTTCATTTGCAATGATGATTGTGAGTCTTTAGGTAAGTGGCAATCTTATCATGGAATTAATCATATAGACACAAATTGTTATTGCATTAAAACTGAAGTTGCGATAAAATTAGCTTCTGTTTGGCATGGAGGTTGGGGACAAGATAGAGTGTTTTTATCGGTTCTTGCTCAACATTTTCCAAAATTTGATTGTACAAGAAAATACACCGTGAACTATCGAGTGGATGGAAATGCTGGATCAGTAAATTCAGAATTCTTTTTGAATGGAAATAAATTAATGAAACAAAAATATAATGGAGAATTCCCATGGCAAAAAATTTAATTATTGGTGGATTCACCAATTATGTTATCAATCAACTTAAACCCTGGGTAATTTCGGCAAAAGAAGTTGCTGGAGAAAATGATGTTGTTTTGATTACTGGTCAAACAACTCAAGAAACGGTTGATTGGTTAAAAGAACAAAATGTCATAGTTATTCCCATGAAGCAAGTTGAAGGAATTCCTGTTCATGTATTGCGTTTTCTTTCTATCTATGAATACCTAAGACACAATTGGGCCAGTTATCGCTTTGTGGTGACAACTGATGTAAAGGATGTTTATTTTCAAAGTGATCCTTTTGAACAATTGGAAAGACTAATATCTCCAGGTTCAACAACCAAATTGGTAATTGCATCAGAAGGTTTGAAATATAAAGACGAACCTTGGGGAGATGACAATCTCAAACAGGCATATGGTCCATATGTTTATGAACAATTCAAAAATAACACCATCTACAATGTAGGCACTTTTGGTGGTGTTTCTGAATATGTAAAAGACATGGTGTTCAACATCTTTACCAATGCAACCAATCGTCCAATTCCCATCTGTGACCAAGCTGTATTCAATGTCTTAATCAATACACAACCATTCAAAGATGTTTGTGTTCCGACGAATAATTGGGCATGTGAAGCGGGAACTGTTGCTGATCCATCCAAGATTGAATATTTCAGACCAAATTTACTATGTTATGAACCTGTGTTTGAAAATGGTACCGTAGTGACACAGGATCGTTATGTGTTTCCGATTGTTCACCAATATGACCGTGTTCCTGAATGGAAGAAGTTTGTTCAAGAAAAATATGGACAAGAAAGTACCGAACAATATTTTGTGTACAATACAATTTAAGGATTATAAAATGAATGATGAAATATCTATATTGATTAAACTTGTCACAAATGATTCGGATGTTGAAACACTCCGGGTTATTAGAAATACTTGTAGAACTTTTATGACAAGACAGATATATGAAATTGATACACAAAACCAGCAAATCTGGTGGCAAAAATTGGACAAGTCTACAAACTTTCCATACTTGTTATATAAAGCAGAATTTGGTGTGATTATCTACCCGATTGGTTATGGTTACGTCAGATTTGAGAATGGTGAAATATTATTAACTGGAGGATTAATTCCTGAAGAACGTGGTAAAGGTTACGGCAAAAAGTTATTTGAACTAATGATTAATTCAAGTAAGAGATATAATGTACCAATCAAATTAGAAGTTCTTAATTCAAATACAAATGCGTTTGAAATGTATAAGAAAATAGGCTTTACTGTCATTTCAAAAGATGACAAAATAACAAAAATGGAGTATCATTATGATTCAGTTATTTAAAGTTAAAATGTCAAATGATGCACCAAGTTTGTTGAGTGAGGTGCTTTTATCGGGTTTTATTGGCCAAGGTCCAAAAGTTGAAGAATTTGAAGATGCTTTACAGAAACAATTGAAAAGTGTGCGTAGACCAGTTACTGTAAATTCTTGTACACATGCAATTGATCTTGCATTGGCACTACTTGATGTGGGTCCTGGTGATGAAATTATTGCTACACCACAAACTTGTTTTGCTTCACAGATTGGCGCCATGCACCGTCATGCCAAAATCAGATGGACAGATATTGATCCAATTACGGGTCTGATGGATACAAACACAGTTGAAAAATTAATTACCAAAAAAACAAAAGCAATCATTGCTGTCAATTGGGCCGGCCGTGTCTGTGATTACAAAAAATTAAAATCGTTTGGTGTTCCTGTAATTGAGGATGCCGCACATACTTGGGATGTAGATGTACCAATTACAACAGAACGTGGCGACTATATCTGTTACAGTTTTCAAGCAATCAAATATTTGACAAGTGGTGATGGGGGCGCATTGATTTGCCCCACAGAAGAAAAAGAAAATGAGGCCAAAATTTTAAGATGGTTTGGTTTAGATAGAACGAAAGGAGAATCTTTCCGTTGTTCACAAAACATAACCAGAGCCGGTTACAAATATCACATGAATGATATTAACGCAACTATCGGATTAGCTAATATTGCACCTGCGTTAGAGTCTGTTATAAAACAGAAACAGAACACACAATACATTATAGATAATGTAAAGAATAAAAATCTGATACTTCCAAAGTATGATAATGAATGTTCATTCTGGTTATTCAGTATGCATGTATTAAATAATAGAAAACAAGAATTTATTGATTATTTGGCTAAGAATGAGATTTCTTCAAGTCCAGTGCATTTTAGAAATGATTTATATGATAGTACGATACATTTTAAAGAGGAAGATTTGCCTGGAGTATCATCATTTCACGATACACAAGTTTGTATTCCTAATGGTTGGTGGTTATCTGATGATGACTTAAATAGAGTAATTACTACATTAAATAATTTTAAATGAAAATTGCACTTTGTTTTTCTGGTCAAACCAGATCATTTGAAAAAGGTTACGAATATTATAAACGTAATCTTTTGGATCACCACGATGTTGATGTATACATACACTCTTGGATACCAGCCAATTCAGAAATAGTTAAACTATACAATCCTGTTTCTTTTTCCTTTTCAACTCCTCTGGTTGAAGATGTAAACAGCAAATATACAAACACACCAAACCCACAAAAATATCCTCCAAACAATACATACAGTATGTTGTACTCATTGTACATGGTGAGTAAAATGATAAAAACAAAATATGATTGGGTGATAAAATCTAGAACAGACTATGCTTTGAATGTAAATATTCCTTTTGAAGAATTAAATTCAAATTTTTTGTATATTCCGAATTGTCGAATGGTGCCAGAAAGAGATTTTGGCAACGACCAATTTGCTTTCAGCTCGCAGAGTAATATGGACAAATACATGAAAACCTTTTTGTATATTGATGAATATTACAAAGCCGGAAATCAATTTATAGGCGAAGATATGATGAGAGCCAATTTACACAAACATGGCCTTCATGGTGAAAAATTAGTATATGTTAATATGAATAATCCTTTTCCTCCTGGACCACATAACGGCACTTGGCATTCATTAATTCGTGATGACTATAATCAATGGAAAAAATAATCAAAGAATTAAATGGACATTCAGGATCAAAAGTTTACTTAAAAGAAATTGATGGCCAATATTGTGTTGAAAAAATAGGAAACACAAAAAGGAATTTGGAAAGAATAACTGCCTTATGGGAACAAGGTTATAGTATTCCTAAAATATATTCGGTTGGTGATGACACATTAACTATGGAGTACATACATGGATTGGACATGAAAACATATCTGATTCACAACAATATAAATTATCTGTACAATTTTATTAGTAAAACAATAGATGATTTCTCCAAAGATTCCGCAATAAAAGATTATACAGAAATATATCACAAAAAAATTTCTTGGTTGGATGATTGTGATTTTTTACCATTCACCAAAGAACAGTTAATATCCAAATTGCCAAAGAGATTACCCAAATCAACCTATCACGGCGATTTTACTTTAGAAAATCTTATACATACGAATACTGGTTTTGTTATGATTGATGCGGTAACCATAGAGTATGACTCTTATGTGTTTGATATCGCAAAGTTGAGACAAGACGTTGAGTGTAAATGGTTTCTAAGAAGTTCTGATGTAAAGTTAGATACAAAACTGGAAATAATAAATTCGAAATTGAAAAAAGATTACAAACAATATTTTGATGATAATCTTTTAATATTGATGTTATTGAGAGTGTTACAACACTGCAAAATAGGTGACAGTAACCACAAATTTTTAATGAAAGAAATTTACAGATTATGGAAATAATTGTACCCGCAGCTGGACTTTCTACCAGATTTCCAAACATGAAACCCAAATATCTACTATATGATTATAAGGGTGATATGATGTTAATGAACGCTTTGAAAACCTTCAGACAAAAAGGATTCAGAATTCATCTGGGTATTTTGAAAGAACACCAGGAAAAATATAATGTTATTGAACAGATACAACATGAATGGCATGACAATATCAATTATGTAATCATCGATAAGCCCACAAGAGGTCCTGCGGACACAGTATATCAAATTATCAAGGCGGCCGGCATACACACCTCCGAAATCTTCATCAAGGATTGTGATAGTTTCTTTGAACATGAGATTACCAAAGATGACAATTATGTTTGCGTTTCAAGAATTTCACAGCATGAAATACTAAAAAAACTTGCATCAAAGAGCTTTACAATTGCTAACGAAAATGGTATAATAACGGATATCGTTGAGAAAGAAGTGGTATCTGATACTTTCTGTGTTGGTGGTTATAAGTTTTCAACAGCCATGATGTACAAAAAGGCCTTTGAAGAATTGAACACAGATAGAGAGGTATTTGTTTCCGATGTGATTGGTCGTTGCATCAACAGTATGCAAATCTTTACCAACAAATATGTAACTGATTATGTTGATGTTGGTACCGCACAAGACTGGTTTGAATACAATGACAAGCCTGTAATTTTTTGTGACATTGATGGTACAATCATCGAAGCGCAATCCAGACTTGACCTGGAAGCCAAAAGAGAACCTGTGGTATTAGAAAACAATGTGAATAGATTGCTTCAGTTACAGGAGACCGGCGCACAATTCATATTCACTACAGCAAGAGAAAACGAATACACTTCTTTAACCAGAGAAATGTTATATAAGTTAGGGTTCAAAAGTTTCAATTTAATTTGTGGTTTACAGAACTCAAAACGTATTATAATCAATGACTACAACGAAGCAAATCCATATCCAAGAGCGGTTGCAATCAATCTTTATAGAAATGATGACAGACTACAGGACTTTTTATGATTATACCAGATAAAAATTTGTTCATTGTTTCTTCAGCAATAAAACCATCCATTGGAATATATTCTTTTGAGGAAAGGTTTAGTCAAACCGTACAGTCACTAAAATCAGTAAGAGAAAAAGTTCCAAATGCTATAATTGTATCAGCTGATGTATCACTTGTTCCTTTGACACAAATGGAAAAAGATATAATTTATAACTATTCTGATGTTTTTATTGATTTATCGCAAGAACACAACACAAAAACTTTTTCCGAAAGAGGAATGAAAAGTCATGCTGAAAACGCTTTGTTGTTTGCCACTTTATTGACTTTGAGACATAACCATGAATTAAGTAAGATGTTATCTTCCGTTAAAAGAATCTTTAAATTTGGTGGTCGAACTGAATTGCAAGATACTTTTGATATTAAAGAATATGATAATCTTTTTGGAAAATTTGTATTTAAAAAAAGAATACCAACTTGGATGCATCCGCCAATTACTTCCAATCTGTTGATTACAAGAATGTTTTCTTTTTGTCCTTCTTTGTACGACACATATTTAAATGTTATTCAGAAAAACTTCACAGTATTAGATAGTTTAGATACTGAACACGCACACTTCTTGAACATTCCAAAAGAACATTTGGTCGAATTTGACACGCTTCATTGTTGGGGTCGAATCGCTGTAACAGGTCAAATCGAACATTATTGACACTATATATCAATCCCAAAATTTAAAAATTTTATTGGTCTATATTTAAAACTTGTATAAATACCTTTTGGCAACCAAAGTGTGTTGCATATCAGAGGATTTTAATGAAATCGTTTCGAAGTTATTTAATTGAACAGGAAGATCCCGAAGAGGGTGCCAGCCGTCAGATTAAACATTTGACGCACGCTGAAGATCGTCCATTGCAAAACGGAGAAAAAGGTGCTGGCAGAGCACTAAAGATATTGGCTGCAGCTGCCGAACACATCAAACAAGGCAAGAAAACCTCAGAACTAACCACAAAATATGATGGTTCTCCAGCAATTGTATATGGTCACCACCCTGAAACGGGCAAATTCTTTGTAGCGTCCAAATCGGCATTTAATAAGACACCAAAGATTAATTATACCGAGAAAGACATTGAAAAGAATCATGGCCATGCGCCAGGCCTGGTAAAGAAACTAAAAGACGCACTGAAACACCTACCAAAAGTTGCACCAAAAGAAGGTGTATATCAGGGTGATATGATGTTCTCACAAGAGGACAAACACAAAACAAAAGATGGTACGTCTTTTCATCCAAACCCATCTGGACTAACATACACTGCCCATGGCACACACAAAGCCGCTGTGGACAAAGCAAAAATCGGTGTCGTTACACATCTATCATATAAGGGTAAAGATGCCAAAAGTTTGAATGCAAACCACGAAGTTGACCATGAAAATTTTGGTAAACATTCAGATGTTTTCTCGGTTGACCCTAGAATGGACACATCTAAGGTACATTTCAGTCCACAACAACAAAAAGAATTCAGTAAACACCTATCTGCTGCTCAATCTGTACATGATACGCATGGTGATGACATGTATGCAGGAACAAAGATACATCAGGGTATCGGTGGCCACTTAGAAACCTATATGAATCACACGGTCAGAACAGGTGAACAACCAAATCACCAAAATTTTAAGAACTGGCTGGAAACCAAGAAGAATAAAGAAATCGACAAACTAAAAGTCGAAAAGAATAAGACAGCTAAGCAATCCGAACTGAAAGGTGAGTTAGACAAGATTGAACGTAATAAGAAACATTACAATAATCTATTCAAAATGCATGGTCACTTACAAGCTGCAAAGAATACATTGATTGATGTTATGAATCAACATCAAGAATTTCAACACACACATGGTGGTGAAAATGCTAACCCTGAAGGTTATGTTTTTCATCATTCCGGTGATTCCGACAAATTTGTTAACCGCCAAGAGTTTTCTCGTAGAAATTTTGCGGGAATAAGAAACATATGAAAAAGTTTTTAGAAAAGATTCAAGAGGATTTACAGACACACACGCCTGTGGTGATGGCTTTTGGCCGCATGAATCCTCCAACAATTGGACATGAAAAGTTGGTCAACCGAGTAAAAGAAATTGCTCAAGACTATCATGCTCCACACCACATTATATTGTCACATTCCATGGATGCGAAAAAGAATCCGTTGGATGTGGCAGCTAAAATTAAGCACGCAAAAAGATTTTTTCCAAATACCAACATCATTTCTTCCAGTAAAGACAAACCAACGTTTTTACAACATGCAGCTGCATTACACCAGGCTGGACACGATCATCTAATTATGGTTGCCGGATCGGATAGAATACCTGAATACGAACAAAAACTGCATCAGTATAACGGTGAAGGTCCAGGAAAACTATTTAATTTCAAAAAGATTGAAGTTAAATCTGCTGGCCAACGTGATCCTGATGCCGAAGGTGCAGAAGGAATGTCAGCATCCAAGATGCGTGAACATGCCAAAAATAATGACCTTGCCTCTTTTAGACAAGGTGTTCCATCTCATGTACCAGAAAAACATGCAAAAGAATTATTTCGTGATGTGCGCCGTGGCATGGGTATCAATGAACAAAATGAACGTGGTATGTTCAAAGCAATTTTCATAACTGGTGGACCAGGTTCTGGTAAAGATGTAATTTTACGTGAAGCAATTGCTGAATCCAAAATGGTAGAAATTAACCTGTCACAAGCTTTCGAATACTTGGCAGACAAAAAGAAACTCTCTGAAAAAACAAACGATTATCGTAGAGAGTCAATCAGAAAACGTGGTCCACTCATCATAAATGGTCCAGCAGACTGCAACGAAGATATATTATATGTGAAAGAAGAACTGGAAGAACTTGGATATAAAACATCCATGGTTTTTGTGAGTACCACAAATGAAGTCAGTCAGGAAAGAAACCAGAAACTTTCCAAAATGATTGCCGAATCTGTTAGAAATGACAAGTGGAAATTATCACAAAAATACAAAACTGATTACTCATCAATGTTTGAAGAATTCATGGTCGTAGATAATTCAAAGAACCTACAAGATATCGAAGAAGAAATTACCGAGACATATAAAAAATTAAATTCTTTTATTGATTCAACAGAAAAAACTGACACTGCAATGTTATGGTTAGAAAACCATGGTATGCTAAATATAAATGATTCTATTCAATCTTTATTTAAGGAAGAAAAAAATGATAAAGTGGTTTCTAGATTTATTCAAAGGTTCCAAGAAAGTCGAGGATCAAAAACATCCCCTAGACTTCACAAGTCGGACAGCAATGGTCGAGCCATCGGCCCAAGTGATATCCCAGCCGATAACCGAGCCTCAGACCCCAACAGTGACAACATCAAGTGGGACGCCAACAAGCGCCGTGGAGGTTACACCTTCAGAACCTACACAGAAGCCGAAGAAACCACGAACAAAAAAACAAACTTCAGCAAAGACAAAGAAAAAGTAAAGAAAAACAGATTTTCCGATAGTCCAACCGTAAATCAAAGAATGAGAAACGTTACATCTATCGGACCCGAATTTGATACTCGCCAACAGGGAACAGTATACCCAATGTCAGGCCTCGGCGATGTAACATATAGAGAATCGAAGAATTTTTTATCTTTTAGAAATTCACTAAAAGAATCATTTATGGATCCAGGCGACAACGAAATGGGTGTTGGTGGTGTTTTGAATGGTGCAACAAATAAAGAGCCAATTCAAAATCCAAAAGATAACATTGGTATAACAATTTTAAAGAAGAAGAAAAAGAAATGAAATCATTCTTAGATTTTTCCAAAGAACGTGAAAACGATGAGTTGAAAAGACAAATCGATCATTACACAGAAATGGCCGAAAAACAACAAGAGAGAGCGGAAGCCGCACTGATGATGGGTGACCGTGATGGTTACGCATTATTTATGGCAAAAGTCAATCATCTAAAGACTCAATGTGAAAATCTAAAGGGTATGAAAGAAGAAGTTGAACAGATTGATGAAATGGACAAATCTCAACCATCAAGTGACCGTGGGGGTGAAAGTTCAGGTGATCCATATGCCAAAGGTGATAAATCTAAACCGGTGAAAACCAAAAATTTTACTGACAAAGCCGGCAAAATATTAAGCCAGGCAATGAACAAAGCTTACAAAAAAAATGTAAAAGAAGAAGTTGAATTGGATGAATCCACACCAGCTTGGCAACGCAAAGAAGGCAAGTCAGAATCTGGCGGCCTAAACAAAAAAGGCATTGCATCCTATCGTAGAGAAAATCCAGGTTCAAAATTATCGATGGCTGTCACAACCAAACCATCAAAGTTAAAACCAGGTTCAAAAGCTGCCAATCGTCGCAAATCTTTTTGCGCTAGAATGAGCGGCATGAAAAAACGCTTGACCTCTGCAAAAACTGCTAGAGATCCAGATTCTAGAATTAACAAATCACTACGCAAGTGGAATTGCTGAACGGAGAAAAAAAATGATAAACTTAAAAGCAAAAGATTCTGTCGCTGACGCAGTAAAAGACATCCTTCAACAGGAAGCTTTAAAAGGTCAACAACATCAAATCGATAAAAACAAAAACAAAAAAATTGATGCTCAAGATTTTGCCATCTTGCGTGGTGAAAAGAAACCTGAGGTCAAAAAAGAAGAAGTTGAACAAATCGATGAATTGAAAAAGTCAACTGTCAAGTCATATCTTAGTAAGAAAATGGCTAGCCTGCCGGGTAAAAATCCAAAGAAAGACCAAGAAAGTATGATGAAAGCTCATCACCGTGTGACTGGTGTTAAGCCAACATCAGAAGAAGTTGAACTAGACGAAGGCACAATGACCCATATCACTCTTGGTAAAAAAGTAAAGAATGATGAAGGTGGCCACAACCAAGA